ACAGGAAGCAGGGGTCTATCGTGACGTATATGTAGGTGATGCACCAGCGGACTTTGACATTGAACCAGATAAAGACTTAGCTGTATTCGAAGACGACAAAGTACGTCTAACTAAGTACTACGGTTTAGTACCTCGTCATTTATTAAAGGCGGCTCAAGAAGAAGAAGACGAAGACGCAGAAGTAGAAGAACTAGTCGCTAATGAAGAGAGTGATTCATACTACGTAGAAGCTATTGTTGTTATTGCTAATGACGGTACTTTACTTAAGGCCGAAGAAAACCCGTACATGATGGGTGACAGACCAATCGTTGCATTCCCATGGGATGTCGTTCCTAGCCGTTTCTGGGGTCGAGGAGTATGTGAGAAAGGGTATAACTCTCAAAAGGCGTTAGACGCAGAACTACGCGCTAGAATCGATGCTCTTGCACTTACTATCCACCCAATGATGGCTATTGATGCTACACGTATGCCTAGAGGCGCACGAGCAGAGGTACGAGCAGGTAAGACTATCCTAACCAATGGTAACCCTGCTGAAGTCCTACAGCCATTAAACTTCGGTAATGTTAGTCAAGTTACCTTCGGACAAGCCGCTGAACTACAGAAGATGGTACAGACAGCCACAGGTGCTATTGACTCTGCGGGTATCTCTGGTTCTATCAATGGTGAGGCAACAGCCGCAGGTATCTCTATGAGCCTTGGTGCTATCATCAAGCGTCACAAGCGTACATTGATTAACTTCCAAGAATCATTCCTTATTCCATTCGTAACTAAAGCCGCACATCGTTATATGCAGTTTAACCCTGAGCGTTATCCTGTAGCGGACTACAAGTTCCACACGTCTAGCAGTCTAGGTATCATAGCTCGTGAGTATGAGGTTACACAGCTTGTACAGTTACTACAGACTATGCAACAAGACAACCCAATGTACTCACAGTTGATTATGTCAATCATTGATAACATGAACTTGTCTAACCGTGAAGAACTTATCTCTGCGTTGCAACAAGCTAATCAGCCTAACCCACAAGCACAGCAAGCACAACAAGCTATGCAACAGGCACAGATGGAGTTCCAGAAGTCACAGACTGCGGCATTACAAGGTCAGGCGTTTGAGTCACAGGCTAGAGCGCAGAAACTTGCGGCAGAGGCTAGTGTTGTACCACAGGAGCTTGAGATTGACCGTATCAAGGCTGTTACAGCTAACCTTAAGTCAGGTGATGCAGATGACAAAGAGTTCCAGAAGCGTCTTAAAATATCAGAGCAGTTACTAAAAGAACGTGAAGTAGCTGTTAAAGAAACCCAACAAGGAAAAGCAAATGATAACACAGCGTCAATTCAACGAGGCATTGGAGCAGGTGAACAAGGCATTCAAGAGCCAAGACCAGAAGCTAGTGGCATTGGAAGCAGACCTCCGCGACCTCAAGGAATCCCTCAAGGAGAAATCTAATGCCAGTAAAAAGAGACCCAAGACTAGCTAGAGCAGGAGTCTCTGGCTTTAACAAACCAAAGCGTACACCTAGCCATGCCAAGAAGTCTCATGTGGTGGTGGCTAAAGAAGGTGACAAGATTAAGACCATACGCTTTGGTGAGCAGGGTGCAAGCACAGCGGGCAAACCTAAAGCAGGTGAGTCCGCTAAGATGAAAGCTAAACGTAAGTCCTTTAAGTCTAGACACGGTAAGAACATTGCTAAGGGTAAGATGTCTGCGGCTTATTGGGCTGATAAAGTTAAATGGTAATTGGGAGATAACTATGCCATACGGTAAAGGTACATACGGTAGTAAAGTAGGAAGACCACCAAAGAAAAAAAAGACAGTAGGTAAGAAAAAGCCTAAGAAATAGCTTGACTTTCTTAGTAAACTATGGTATAATATTACTATAATATACATTAAGTATGTTATTTAAATTATTAATTAAAGCTGTCCATTGAGGAGAAACAGTAAATGACTGATGTAGAACTAGAGAAGTACTATCGTTCCTTTGAAGAGATGTTCCGTACAGATGGTTGGAAGAACTTAATGCAAGACTTTAAAGGAAGTGCAGAACAGGTCAACTCCGTAGAAGCCTGTAAAGACGACAAAGACCTTAACTTCCGTAAGGGACAACTTGTAGTCATGGCTAATATGCTGAACCTAGAGTCACAGATAGAAACAGCTAAACAACAAGCACAAGAAGAAGAAGCAGAAGAATGAGACGTATGTATGACTTCCGCTGTGACAACGGACATACTAACGATTTTCTCAGATACTCAGACGTAGAAGAAGTTGATTGTCCTGATTGTGGGTTGAAGGCTAGAAAGATTGTTACACCTGTAAAAGTTAATGGTGGTAAAGACTCTTGGAAGGAAACACGGAAGTGGGCTAGACAAAGAGAGTCACACATGAACGCTAACAAGACGTAACACAATAACGTAAGGTTAACTCTCGACCATAGAACCCTTACACTTAATACACCTCCATAATGATATTAATCACGGAGTTTAATAATGGCAAGACTAATAGATGAGCGTCCAGAAGACGTAGAAGAGAACGACATTGACACAACGCTAGAACAAGAACCTCAAGAACCAGAGGCAACTCTTGAAGAACCTGAGTCAGACATACCTGAAAAGTATCAAGGAAAGAGTACAGCCGAGATAGTAAGGATGCACCAAGAGGCTGAGAAACTTTTAGGTAAGCAAAGTTCTGAAGTAGGTGACTTACGTAAAGTTGTTGATGACTACATTCAGACACAACTCACCGACACTGAAACACAAGCAACAAATGCTGACGAAGAAGTAGATTTTTTCTCTGACCCCGACAAGGCAGTCGAGAGAGCAATTAATAATCACCCGAAGATTAAGGAAGCTGAGAGTATCAGCAACCAATACCGACAGTCAACGGCTATGGCTACACTGCAAACCAAACACCCTGAGATGCAGGGAATCTTGCAGGACGCTAAGTTCGCTGAATGGATTAAGGGTTCTAAGATTAGACAACAGCTTTTTGTACAGGCAGACCAACAGTATGATTATGATGCCGCTGACGAGTTATTTTCCCTATGGAAGGAACGTCAACAGGTTGTCACTCAAACTGCCGCCAATGAGAAACAACAACGAAAGCAATCTGTTAAATCCGCATCTACAGGCAATGCCCGTGGTAGTGGTGAACAGAGAGCCAAGAAGGTCTACAGACGCGCAGACATTATTAAACTAATGCGTACTGACCCAGACAGATACCAAGCACTATCAAATGAGATTATGCAAGCGTATAAAGAAGGGAGGGTACGAAACTAATATTATTATATAGGAAGTATTAAAATGACTGATTCAACTTATCCCGCAATGGGCGGGGCAGTAGACAACACTAGCGCGGCAACTTTTATCCCAGAAATCTGGAGTGATGAGGTTATTGCCGCTTATCAATCTAACCTTGTATTAGCACCACTCGTTAAGAAAATGGCTATGGCAGGAAAGAAAGGTGATACCCTTCACATTCCTAAGCCTACTCGTGGCGATGCTCATGCTAAAGCAGAAGGCGCGGCAGTAACCATTCAGAACGCTACTGAGTCTGAAGTACAAGTAGTTATCGACAAGCACTTCGAGTACTCACGTCTAATCGAAGACATCACAGACGTACAAGCACTAGCTTCTCTTCGTCAGTTCTACACTGGTGATGCAGGTTATGCTCTAGCTAAGCAAGTAGATTCTGACTTGTTTGCTCTAGGTAAGTCTTTCGGTGACAACGGTGGTGATTACGTTGGTACTGGTACTTACAACTTCGCAGGTAGCACTGGTCTTGAGGCTTACGCTGTAGACTCTGTAGCCGCAGGTGACGTATTCAATGATGCAGGTTTCCGTGAGCTAATTCAAAAAATGGATGATGCTGACGTACCTATGGACAATCGTTGTCTAGTAGTACCACCATCAGTACGTAACGCTATCATGGGTATCGACCGTTACTCTTCTAGTGACTTCGTAGATGGTAAAGTTGTAAACAATGGTCAAATCGGTAACTTGTATGGTATCGACATCTTTGTTTCTTCTAACTGCCCAATCATCGAAACTGCCAATGATAACAGCGCAGGTGGTGACGTGAAACAAGCTATGTTGTTCCACAAAGACGCAATGGTTCTTGCAGAGCAACAAGGTGTTCGTTCACAGACTCAGTATAAGCAGGACTTCCTTGCTACTCTATATACTGCTGATACTTTGTACGGCACTGCTGTTCTACGTCCAGATGCGGCATTCAACATCGCTGTAAACGGCTAGTAGTACTTAAGGGGATTCCTTCGGGAGTCCCCTTTCCCTTTCTTTTTTTTAATCACATAGGATTGTTTCATGGCTATATTTAGAGGTGTAGGTGGCTCAGGAAGTTCATCGGACAATTCCTTTCTACAGGAAGTTACTGCTCAGGCT